ACCGTAGTGCAGTTAGATGATGACCAGCCCTGCGGACCAGGCTGGATCTATGACGGCATCCAATTCACGGAAGGTCTGCCGTGAGGGCTGCGGTTTTGTGCCTGGCGCTGATCGGCTGCGCAGGCCCCAGCAGCCAGATCGCCAGCAGCAGCAACCAGGTACGCAGGCTTGCGCATTCGAGCGGCCAGCGATTCGATCGCATCGCTACCGAGGCTGACGCATTAACCCCCAGCCTTCCTGTCATCAAGGGCGAAGCGGTGGAAGGCAGGATCGAGCAGGACCGTATCCTGTCGGCTGTGGACACCATCTACCTAGCGCTCACTGGAGTTGAGGACCAGGTTCCCTGGTGGGTAGCGCCGCTGGTCTGGATCTGCATCGCACTGGCGATTCTGGGCGTGGGTTTCCTGATCTGGCATACGGGGCTGGGCAGATTCATCAAGGGCGTTCTGGGCATCGTGACGCCCACCGAGCGCCGAGCGGCTGAACTGACTGCCAGCCTGATCGACCTGACGCCCGAGCAGGCAGTTGCGGCTGTGGCCGAACTGCGCAGGGCTGATCCGACGTTTGACGCTGCGTTCCGGCGCGCAGCCCCAATTCGCACCCCGAGCCGGACAAGAAAAGGAAAGTGATATGGCATCTTTCGTAGGCGGAATTTGGTTCGGTCTGATGCTGGGGCTGGCAGGTTTCATCGCGGGGTATTTCTTCGCGAAACTGAAGAAGATCTGATGCACAACCAGCGGGTCTGTTGCTGTGACGGGGTAGAACCAGCGCAGTGCTGCGCTGACTACCCCGTCTACTGTTTCGATGGCGATACCTGCGAAGGTGGCTGCTGGTACGCGCAGTATCGCACTGGCGTATTCGTCGACAGTCAGATCAATTGGACGAACGGCGTGACAGGTCTGACGCTGTCCTACGTTGGCAGCACGCAAGCGATCGACCCGGCGACGAATGACGCTTTCTGTGGGTTTCCCGATCCGCAGCAGTACCCGTACCCAGCGCCATCGCCTGGGCTGCCCCCGACCCCAGTTTTCCCGAATAACTACAGCGTCCCCATTTTCGCTGTCAACGATCCGACGAATGGGTACTGCGAACTGGTCTACCCCATTTTCAATAAGGATCTAGAACTGTGCTGGGCTGCCGTGCTGGGGTTTGAGGTGCGCGGCGCGACCCTGATCCAGAAACTGCTGGCGAAGTGGGGAACCAGCCCGAACAATCTGACCGGATGCGCGGACGGGACGGGGCAGCACTGGTACCTGACTGGTGCCGGGACGCTGCGCTATTTCGCGGATATGGGGCGATGGAAGTCCCGCGGAACGGGGTACGGCCCTGCATACCAGAAACCGTTTCACATTCAGGACATCGTCCAGTGCAGTAACGCCGACGTCGGCACGTTCGAATGTCTTGACTGGTGCAAGGAAAACGGGCGCTGCGCGCCCGAGTGCCGATGCAACCACAGTTGGCCGGAAGACCCGACGTGCTGTAAAGACCTAATTTGTGAATTCGATCTGCAGATAAAGCAGCCCTGCGGTGAACTTACCCTCAATTGTGAAGCCACGTTCAGGACGGACTGGCTGCCACCCACCTGCAATCCAGTCGTGCCGATCCCTAGGCTGAACGGTGGCACTCATTTTCCGTTTTTTGATCCCAACCTTCCCGGCGGAAGTTGGTTCGTGACGGAAGTAACAGATGGTGGTAATTGCTGCTCCGTGGATGCCGGGGCTAGCACGTTCACGGCACCAGACGTGGTCGCCATCAGGGTCGGATGCAATTTGCGCCTGGCTGATATTGGCGATCCGTGCGACCCGATCACCCCCCAGACGTGGGATATGGTCGCGGTGATCCAGGGTGGCGCTACAGTCTTTTCCGCTGAATGCCCGGGTACGTTTCTGGTGGCGTCTTCGATTTATTTGGGCGTCAAGTTCCGCGATTGCGGTGACGGATGCTGTCTGGAAGATATGGAAGTGGATGAAATCTATTGGCTGGACTTCCTGAGCGTTCCCGGTCAGTGCCAGTGGAAATCGGCGTCCGGCTCGATCACCTTCCGAAAGAGGCCCGGTCTATGCTGAGAACGTACACACTGGAGCAGCCCGACGGTCGCCAGGACATCTACCGGGTGGACGTCATCGACGGCAAGCCTGTCATTGGCGACCTCATCAAGGTGATCGAACCGATGGCTGGGCTGGGCGATGCCGTGGCTAAGGTCACGAAGGCGCTGGGGTTCACCCCGTGCGGGGGCTGCGAACGCCGACGGCAGGCGCTGAACAGAATCGTCCCGTTTCAGGATAAAGGTGCCGCGGACCTATAGACAGGTCCACAGAACGCCGATATGAAACGCATGCCGGGAATTACCCCGGCCAGAAAAGGAAACGGAATGGACCCAAAATCTGAATTGGCCGACGATGGTTTTCCCCTGTCCGATATCGACCCCCAGACGGGGTGGATGTACGGGGAGGTGGGAGCATGAGCGACGCTACGCCAGAAGACGATATGGAAGCCTTGCGGCGCGAAGCCAGCGAGTTGATGCCAGATGACGAGTGCAAGCGCGTCCGGCTGAAATGGTTTCGTGAGCATTCGGCCCTGCGGGAAGTCCTGTACGGACTTGCATACATCGAGGAACAGGTGAACATGCTGGAGGAGACGGAACCAGGTGCCAGGGATGTCGAGGAAGAACGGGAATGCCTGAAGGAAATCAGGGAAACGGTCAGGGAAACCCGCGTGGAAATCGGTGAACTGCGCGATCAGTTGCTGACGCTGAAATCGTGCATCGTCACTATGTTCGGGGAGGACGAGAAATGAGCATCCAGCACAGCGCGACGATCGGCCACCTAGCGAAAGCACTGGCTGCTGCCCAGAAGGGCATCAAGGTGGCCCAGAAGGATGCCACGAACCCGCATTTCAGGTCGCGGTATAGCGACCTGCAATCCATCGATGAGGCTGCACGTCCGCACCTGTGCGCCAACGGCATCGCGGTCACCCAGGGCGTGGGCGCTGGTGACGGTCAGGCCTGGTGCCAGACGATGCTGGTGCATGCTGATACTGGAGAGTGGATGTCATGCATGCTGTCCCTGCCTGTCGGAAAATGGGACGCTCAGGGCATCGGCAGCGCGCTGACGTATGCGCGCAGGTACTCATTTTCGGCGCTAGTGGCTGTTCCTAGTGGCGAAGCAGACGACGACGGAGAAACTGCGGTAGGGCGGGGTACTTCCCTTACCCCGCCCCCGCAGCCACCCCAGCCCACCCAGCCCCCCGTTTCCGTGGCTGTCCCGTCCAGTGAGGAGGCGAACCTTCCCCTGGACTGGGACGGCCCGATTCCCGTGGTTCAAGGAATTCCGAAACCCATTTTCAAGGTGCTGGGACCGCGACCGAGCAGCCCCACGGCGATTCATTGTGAGGACTGCTACGGACGCATCAGCAGTCTCGATCAGGTAATGGGGGGCGCTAGCCCCCGCGTGACGCTGGTGCTGGAGTCCGGCGGCCTGTTCGTGAACCTCAGCATGTTCGGCACCTGGTCCTACCCGGCCAAAAAGGGGGACTGGATCGAGGTGTGCGGCATCACGAAGCGCGGCAAGTACCTGAACTTCAAGTCAATTCGCGCCGCGCGCGCCCCTGAGGGATTCAAGGAAGGGAGCGACCCCAGTGACATTCCATTCTGATGCTCCCACCTGGGGCGAAAACTGGCAGGCGCTGTGCCGGGCATTCCCGGGGCTGATCCGGGCCCCGCAGGCCCAGCAGCAGGGGTTCCACGATCGGTTCAGCAAATTGAATCAGCACCTGGTCGCGCAGGCGATCGAGCGCGCCCGGGAGGCGAAGTCCGGCAGCATGATCACGGTGGAATACCTGGCGAAGGGGTACCAGCGGCTGGTCCCTCGATATGACACCGAGCAGCCCACGATGGCTGCCCGGATCGTCGGCTGGTGGGCTATGGAACCACGGGGTACTGGGAGGGCTCACGGACCCTACCGGACGCTGGAGGCTGCCACGAAGGTCGCTAGGGGCATTCCCGGGGCTGTGGTGAAGTCCTGCTGGGTGAAGCCAGGGGACGGCAGTTGGTTCGGGGAGCAGGAAGGGGACGTTCTCCCGATCGAGGTCCAGCGCCAGGCGATGGCTCACATCGAGGCGCTGTCGATCGCCCTGCCCAGGCTGAACAGCAAGTCCGAGCAGTGGGATGTCAGCGAACCCAGCGTTTACGCTGAGGCTGTCGCGACCATTTTGGATGGAATTTCTCGCCCCCCCCTAGAACCCCCCCATCAGGGGGGTCACGCGCGCGAGGACCGCGCTAGCACTAGCGAAGCGTCGTGCCGCAGCACGCGTGATACCCACCCGGAAGGGGGTTTGTCAACCCCCCCCTATGCAGTTCGAACAGTCAACGGAATGAAATTGCCCGTTCATCGACTCCCTGAGTCACTACTGAAGCAATTTGAAGATGCGCTCGATCGGCGGGATGACGGATCGCCCTATGGGGCGACCGCACCCGGCGCTCTCGCTGAGGAGGAAACGGAATGAGAGACATCGCGAACCGTCTGAGGGAATACGGAACCGGACTATGCACCGCGCGCCAGGATCTGGATCCTGGCAGCGATGCCAGGCTGATTCTGGACGCTGCCCAGCGCATCGTTGAATTGGAGGGGCTACTGACCAGTTCCATCCTGCGGGAACGCATGATGGCACTGGAAACGAAGCGCCTGCGCGCGAAACTCACCGAGTACGAAAAGGATGCGATCGAGGACGATCTGATCAGGGGCGAGGGATGACCGAGCGCCCCGTATACGAACAGGAACAGGACGTCCAGAACGCCCTGCAGGCGATTCAGGTCGCCAATAAGGCGCTGCATGCCCGAGCAGTCCCCCTGCCTAGGTTTCACGTCGCGGATTACGTCATGTACCGCGGCGCTCAGCCGATCTGGTTTCTGGAAGTCAAGTGCCGGAACGTCCCGCACTGGCAGTATCGGTCCGTGATGCTGTTTGAACGCAAGTGGAGCGGCCTGCGCGCCCTGGCTACCGAGCAGAAACTGGCCGTGGGGCTATGGGTGCGATGGACCGATGACATCTACGGCCTGTGTCGGCTCGATGTCCTGGCGGATCGGCCACCGATTCACCTGAATGGACGAATCGACAGGGGCGACCCAGCGGACGTTCAGCCATCGGTGAATATCGATCTACGGCATTTCTCGCTGTACACCGAGTCCGGAAGTCTCATTTCAGGGGGTATCAATGGGTAGGGCGCAACGTGCGAAGGGGGCTAGGGGCGAACTGGAGGCTGCCGAGCAGTTACGGAAGGTGATGGGCCTCAAGGCTGAGCGATCGGCCAGAAATGGCGTGAAGGGGGCTGGTGATCTGGTCACCAACCTGGCAGGCTGGCGGATCGAGGTCAAGCGCTACGCCAGGCTGACCATCGAGAGCAAGTTCCAGAAAGTGGAACTTGACGCAGCCCTAGATGGGGAACAGGCGCTGATGATGATGCGCGCTGATGACTGTGAATGGCTGGTGGTCATGCGCCTGGACAGTTTTCCTGAACTGGTGATGGACTGGAGCGAAGCCCTGAAGGAACCAGATGCGTCCTAGGAAGTGGGATCCAGTGCTGCCTAGCAAGCCTGATCCGACCCTGAAGCGGAATCGGTCAGGCAGTTGGTATCGCCTGCGTGAGCAGTTGCGTCTGTCGCAAGGCATCTTCCGATGCCGAGACTGCAGGATTATTTCGGACAGGCTGGAAGCACATCACATTGTCCCAATTTCAGTGGATCCATCGAGGGAACTAGACCCGACGAACGTGGTTTTCCTATGCCAGCATTGCCATAAGTTGAGGCATTCTAGGCGTTTAGACCCCCCCCATAGCCCCGGGGGTATTCCAGCGGAACGCTACCGCTACGTACCCTCGACTTCCCCCCCTCCAGCAGCGTGAAGTTCACCGAATCCATTGAGTGGGCCGAACGCGTGGCCGATTCCGGCGACGTTTCGACCGTCACGGCGGCCAGTCTGGTGGCGTTCGCGAACCGCGCTAGGCGTGGCGGATACATCGAGTACATCGCCGACCAGTTCGCTGACAGCCTACCGCAGGGGATCGAGTGCTACCCGTATTGGTGGCCCGTGGTCGCGGACACGATCTGCCGGGAAGTCCCCTGCCGGATCGTGAGTTTCAGCGTCCCGCGCGGCCACGGGAAAACCACCCTGGCGGCCCTGCTGGCCGGATGGGTCATGCGTAACCCCGAGCGGGCCCGGCTGGTCCTGAGCGCCGCTACGGGCCTGCAGCAGGCCCGTATGGCGTCCGACGTGCTGGCGACCATTCACCACCCAGCGGACGGCAAGCACAGCAAGTGGAAAGCGGTCAACAACAACCAGCAGCCCGGCATCAATCACGGGCAGTCGAAACTGCGGATCATCGCCACCCACCCTAAACGGGCGGACGGCTGGACGCCCGATCTGGTGCTGGCTGACGAAGCGGCCCGGCTGCCGGGGGACTTCCTATCCAGGCTGATCACGGCCAGCGCGAAACTGCCCCACGGCATCATGCTGATGACCACCACGGCTGACGGGGACGTCAGCCTTCCCTGGGCGCACTGGCGGCGAACGGCTGAGGAATCGCTGGTGGGGTCTGGGCTGCGCGAGGACTGGGCGGTTCATCACTGGGCGGCGGACCCCGGCTGCGATATCCGCGATCCGAAGCAGTGGCGGAAGGCGAATCCGCAGTTGCTGGTCGGTAGGGGGAATATCACTGAGCAGACGATCAGCAGCCTGGTCGCAACCCTGGGTGATCAGTCTGCCAGCGTCGAGAACTTCCGAACGCAGTACCTGAACCTGCCCGGCGGCGGCCTGACGCAGGTAGGGCTAGACGCTGCCGTCCTGGAGCGGCAGCGCTGGGACTGGAATCTGGATGATGTCAGGGGTCGGCGCGCCTGGGCATTCGTTGACCTGTCGCTAGGCGTGGCGCATTCGGGCATCGCTGACCTGTCTAGCGTGGCGGTGGTGGTCGATGCGGGGGAATACGGCCTGCTGCGCACCTGGTCATTCTGTGCCGGGAACCTGGACCAGATGCGATCGGAGCGCCCCTGGTTGTATGACTGGGTTCAGCAGGGACTGGTGGAACACAGCGGGACGGATTCGATCGACTTCCAGGGGGTGGAGCAGCGGCTAGCCATCCTGCGCGACTGTCTGCAATTGGAAACCGTTGGCGTGGACGAAGTGGGCTGGACGCGCCACTGGGTGACGTCGGTGCTGATCGATCGGCTGGGGCTGCCCGTGGAGTCCCGGAGTCAGGCCCAGCGTGAGGCTGCGCCAGCCTGGGCGACCTTCAAGTTCCTACTGAACGGCAGGCACCTTCGGTACCACGATGACCCCGTGCTGGTCCACCAGTTGCGGAACGCGGTTTTGTGGACGGACAACAATGGCGGCCAGCGCCCCGTGAAGGGGCGGACCACCCAGAATATTGACGCGGTGGTGGCGGCGGTCAATGCGTCCCGGCTATGGGAATTGCGGGGACGGTCGCAGCAGTGGCTTGCGCCCAGCGGCATCATCACCATCTAGTTGCCACCATCGATATCCGCCAGATAGCGGATATTTGGGGAAAGTGACAAGAAATGTCACGCTGACCCCTTGACAGGGAAAAACAGGACTCAGACTGGGGGAGGCGATGGGACTACTTTCATCGCTGCGCCGCTATTTCATCGGCGGATTCGATGCCTCGATGCTGGTCGATTCGTCGGCCAGTTCGATCGAGGCTATCCCCGGC